CGGGTTAGACTATCCTGCGACATGCGGGAGCCGGGGCAGACGGACTTAAACCGCCAACTTTCGAGGGCATACGATCCCAAGATGTGCTATCCACTTACACTAGTCCCAGCATAAAACTAGTACTATCGACCCTCGATATTCGATACTTAGGGGGGCTAATACTAGTGGCGGTAGAGAATAAAGGTAATTGAAAAATTCTCTATCGGGCGGCTCACCCAGCAGGAAAGGGGTCTAAGGAAAGGAGGTAGAAACTTAGACTGCCCTCTCCCTTGGGTGCGTTGGGCTATTCATAATGTAACATACATTACACTCGAAGTCAATAGCCCTAAAGGTTAAAATTTATTAATCTTGAACGCGCATTAACACCATTACGAGTAATGCCGTATTAACCACTAATAGACTTACGATAATGACTATCGGGTCCATATTACCAAACTGCTTTCCAAACGGCTTTAGGAACCGTCACAAATACGACCTTAGGTGTGGCCTTTACAACCTTAGCAGTAGTTCTGACCACACCACCGTACATCAGCGCACTTGCGAGGAAGGATACTAGAAATAGTTTCCGCATATATTATCCAATAGAACTGGCGGCATCAATCATTTTATATCGGTATGTACCACCGATAGAAGGAGGCCCGTCAAGTACGACAGATACGAATACGAAGTTATAAGATACAGCCGCACCAATCACACCTTCGGGATCAGCGATAGAAGGTTCACCCTTGACTACGTTAATTTTAAAACGCTGTTTAGTGGGATCTTTAACGTCCGAGGGGCCACGGCCTTCCAGGTCAACGGAACCGATACCGTTACGTCCGAATACATACACACGATACAGATTAGGTGTACCGGTTGTCTTAAGCACATTAGTACTTTCGATAAGACGGCAACCGGCAATCTGCGTAACCAAGCCGCGATCTTCATACCGAACCAAAGGAGTATCCTTCGGGCTAGTATACTTAAAGATATCAGCCAAACCAGCGGCGGCAGGATCGTTTACCAAATCATACGTACAGAAAGGATGAGCAATGGCGAAAAAGTTGCCATCTTCCATCGGAAGTACGTCGTTAGCCTGTAACGAATGCCGCGAATTACGAAGGTCGGCCACGCGCAAAAAGGTGCCCAAAAGAGATTGTTTGGTACCACCAATTTCCGCATCAATGACCGCCCGCGTAATGGTATCGACCGACAGGCCAGCCGAGTATCCAAGTAATTCGGAGGCATTCTGCACGACCGGATCAATGGCCGTATCTTGTAGCAAGTCGGACACGGTAATAAAGGCCGTGTACTGACTCACAGTCGCGCCCACGATCCGCGAGGTCATGGACAGCGACGTGCCAACCGTACCCTCGGTAGTAGGCGTGGTATTTGCTCCGAAATTGATATAACGGAAGAACTGGACCGTTCGACCAACTTGCTTCGGCAGCATATCACGCATACATGCATCACGAAAGACAAATTTCTTTTGGAGACGATCTAGTCCCTTTTTTCTGTAATAGACATTAGCGAGATGCGCTAAGCCCGCCGATGAAGTCTGATTACCTGCTGGTTGGTAGGCCACGAATTATTCCTTAATATCCACGTATTTACGAAACTGCGGGATCAAAATCCTGATTTTCTGCAACTACAATCGTAAAACCCGCATCTGCAATTTCAGTTTGGGGTGAAGCTGTTCGCGTCAGCGTCCAAACAATCTTCAAATTATCCCCCGCCTTAACGGCCACATTAGCCGCATTCAAAGTCGGAGGCGTCACACCGGTTCCACCAACCAAAGTACTGGCGAACACATTACCAGCGGCCTTAGCGATAGAAGGAACGGTAGAAAAAAGAGTATTACCAGTATTAGTATTGGTAACTTGACACGAAAGCGAAAGGGGATTAGTATTATCGGCTCCCATTGTCATAGACAAATCAGCCGCCGTAATTTTACCCGCCCGCATTACTGTGAAATTAGTTGAAGTAGGAGCCGAGGTAACATTTCCTACTGTGCCCGCCGTAAAATGGCGTTCAACTAATTGGGGGATAGCAAATCGATCATTGGTAGAAAAGGTGCGAAGTCCTACAGCCATGTTCTTACTTATTTCCTATTCATATTTTAGCATTAAGTTATTATTAAAATTATTAAAATGATAAGCGGGCAAGCCACACGGCTCATAAAATGCGGTATTTGCCCTTAAAACCTGCTCGTTGTTAAAATAGAGGTCGTAGCTTACCATTACCGTTGAATTGGCTTTCCCATACGAGCAAATACATTTTCAATTTGCTCCACACTTAGATCGTCTGGATTAAAGCCGCCTCCCATTTGAGAAGGCATATTACGATTTAC